GTTCATTCTTTTTACTTTACCACCGCTACGGTAGCCTTTCTTTTTCATCGCCATAATAATTCTCCTTTCAGGATTGTTTAACCGCACCTTTTGTGCGCTTACGTCGATTCTTCATAATTGCACCGCACCCTCTTGCTACGGCTGTGCCTTTTTTGGCCTTCCCTTTGAACGGCCTTTTGGCTTTCGTTTGTTTGATTTCGCCGCCTTTTTCTGCAAATTTGACTTCTGCGGCTTTAGTGTTTTTGACAAAAGTTTTGCCTTTTTTACCTTCAGTTTTCTTTTTTTGGGCAGTGGATGCTCTTTCTTCCTTGGAAAGACTATTTGCTTTATTCTTTGGAAGGCACCTATCAGGGTTCTTTTTATTTTTTGAAGTACCGCACTCACCTTTGATACTACCATCGGTTCCTATCCTCACCCATTGCTGATCCCTCCATTTTTTAAGAGCACCCATTACTTTTTAGCCTTTTTCCTTTTGGTGGGTTTAATAACCTTTTTAAGACTTTTTGCTTGTCCTGCATGTAAACGAGAAGCCTTTTTAAGACCTTTAATAACCTTTTTTACAGCAGTTTTTTTCTTTTTATCCATCATTTCTTCTTCTTTCCTTTAGCGCCTTTAGCGTAGTTGGGGTCTTTGCAGTATTTAGAAGCCGCCATGTTTGCATATGCTGAAGGATATGTATCAAAAGTACGTTTTGCCCATGCCTTACCCTCTGGACAAATTTTACTACCTTTTGATTTAGCAGAAGCTTTTCCGCCTTTTCTGTAATAAGTTAAGCCTTTTGGCGTTTTATTCTTTGAAGGTGGCTTGGATACTTGTTCGCTCATTTGCGCCCTCGACATTGCCATAATTTCTCTCCATATGTTCTTTAATAAAGCTAATTTGAGAGGCCATAACCTCTGTTCTTTTGTCTACTGCAATAAGGGTTTTTGTAACCCAATCAGCCCAACTATAACCAACACCACCAACACCTATGATAAAGGCTGTTGCAAGAGCTATCGTGACTTGTTTGTTCAACACTTCCACCTTTTTCTTGCCTGACGTAAGCGGCTATTGGGATCTTTAGCTGCTTTTGGAAATTTCTTCATTTGACCTGCGGAACGAGCGCAAAATGATTTACGCCTTTTTGCGGCTTTACTTCCAGGCTTTACTTTACCAGTTACCGCTGTTTTTAACTTTGATCCTGGGTTTTTTCGCCTGTAAGAAGCGACACCTGCCTTAGTCATTCCCGCTCCAGATTTAGTGGAGCGGAAATTCTTTTTGTTTCTTGCAGGCATTTTGTCTCTTTTACGAGCCATGTTGCACCTTTAAGACAGAAAGAGCGTCAGTTGATTACTACTTCCTGTAAACGCACTAACAAACGCACCCTTTGTGGCAAGTATTCCATCATCTGGAATGTTTATTTGATGATAGCCTGTTGGAAATGTTTGTGTGATTAGCGTATCACCTGTACCACTTCCATCTTTAATTGTAAAAGCCCCTGCTGCGTCTGCAAATATTATAATTTGACGAATGCGTGAACGTGCGGGACCAACAACAGCCGCAGCACTTCCTTGTGTGTGATTAAATGCTTGTACTGGACCTGCCATACTAGCCTCCTATTAAGGTTGAACAGCAGTGTTAAAAGCTTGAGCATACATTATTGTTATAACGACAGATCCTGCGTTACACGCTGCACTTGAAGTAGCTGTTAATTTTAAATCGGATGTACCAGTGTTTTTCCATGCAAGTGTACCGCCGCCAGAAATACCTAAAGCTTTGATACCTACAGTGGTTCCAGAAGCAACAGCATTAATCAGTGTTGCTGCACCGCCTACAGTATCACCAACACTAATATTTGTTGTGGTGTTAGCTGCTGTTTCTAAATCAATAATTATGTTTACAATTTTTGAATTAGCGGGAATTACTACATTAGTGGCTTCTGCTGCAACAGCGCCGCCAGAAATGTCCATTACATGTTGTTGAGTCATTACAACATAGCCAACGTTTGCTATGTCTGTTCCAACGACAGTACCCGTTGTGTTTCTAATGTTACCTGCCCGAATCGGACCTGAAAAAGTTGTCGTACCCATGTTGATCTCCTGTCTTGGGTTATGTCAGCGGCCTCATGCCGCTGTCAGGGATAATCACACAATACCACATATTTAACAAAAAGAAAGAGGCGACTCGCGCCGCCTCTAAGTTTAAGGAGCAAAACATGAAAAATGCTTATACTCTATTTTAACACAAATTATGCTCCAGGGGAACCAAATACGCAACGTGGGTCGCTAAAGCCAAAGCTATAACGCTCACGAGCCTTGAATCTCATGTTTCCTGTATCAAAATCTGCTTCCATATTCGTTCTCATTGCCGAACGCTCAAAGTGCTTAAAGCCATTTGGAGCGTCTGTTTTAAGGAAGAACGCATCTGGGTCTGTCAAGAAATGGTTAACAGTGTAACCTTCTGGTAACATACCCATGTTACGGATTGCATTAACATCATTATCAGCAGTGCCGACACGAAGAGTTGATTCCAACAAACGATCTGCAACGAATTGCAGTTGTGGTGGAATAATCATCTTAGTGCCACGCAAAGCAATAATCATATTGCGTTCATCAACGAACGTTGAGATGTCAATAAGAGCATTCTCAAGTGAAGTTTCGTTGAGGTCAGCAGCAGTTGCAGGCTCATTACGAAATGTGCCTCCGCCTGATAGTGGATGAACTGCTGAACAAAGTTCAACACCGTCACCACCAGTGAAGTTTGCATCAAACGCATTATTAAGCGTTGCAGCAGCTTTCACTTGCTTTGTGTGTGCCATTGAACGGGCTAATGCCTTTGTATAACGAGCACCAAGGCGGTCATACAAATTGTCTTCAACAGCTTCTTCAGTTAGTGCAAATGCGAGTGCAACTGTTTCGTGTGAATAACGAGCAGTATACGCTTCATTTGCGTTGTCAAACTCAACTCCTGAGCCTTCACTTTTAGTTGGAGCATTACCAAAACCAACAAGCATAACTTCTTCTTCAAAAGCACGATCTGATGCTTCTGTGTCATAAATTTCTGCATGTTCGCCTTCATAACGGTCATATTCCATACCAAATAAAGCGTTAAGTCCAGGTTCTAGCTCTTTGACCAGCTGGGATCTTGAAATAGCCATAACTCAGTCTCCTTATGCTAGACCTACAGTGCCAGCACTGAATAGGTGGTTGTTGATTTTTACGATCACATTTGTGTTCGCGGTGGTTGTGTCGCTATTCTCAGGGTCTTGAGAAATATCCATAGCTTTTAAGGCTAATGCGGCTGTGGTTGCGCCTGTTGTCACAGCAATTTCCATACGGGAATTGCCGCTTACTGTACTTCCAACAGGGTTATTATCCACAATATCGAAATTTCCAAACAAGTCCGTTACAGGAAATGCAGCGTTTGCTTGAATCTCGAAAAATGCACTTGGATCGTCAATGACATTACAGAAAATGTCAGTGCCAGTTGCGTTTGCAGGCCAATGATTAGAAAATATTATATTTCCATTAGGATCTACATATTTACAACCATTAAATACGCCCAGACATAAAGCATTATCTCCTGCTGCAACACGAACAACTGTTCCATTAGTTGCAACCGTTACTAGGTCGCCTTGGAAGATGTTAGTGTTGTATCCAGAAGCAATACGGTAGCGGTTCTGCCGTTGAGAACTTGTGCTACTTTTTACTGGACGAAGGCCAAAGGGAGCGTCTTGATTCGCCATCTTATCTATCCTTCAGATTTATTGCGTGAACCGAAGCTCACACTAGATTTACGGTTAGGTGCCAATTTTGGCATCGCGGGGTTATTTTCACGCATCCAATCACGATCAACAGCTTCCATCTGATTTTGTGTACTCTTCTGGTAATGCTGATTGCGTTGTTTTGCCAGTTCAGTAGGTATACGAGCAAGAACCAAACCGCCAACACCTATGATGCCTGCGTTTCTTCCTTCATCTACAACTGGACCTGAATACTCTGGATATTCTTCTGCGCGAACGAGTTCATATCCTTCTTGCCGCCTTTTATGGACATTAGTTTTGTCATCAAATTCCATCACGGATTCTCGAATCCAACGATGCTTATACCCTAAAGGTGGTTCTGGAGCTTCTAAGGCTGTTCCTGGCCTCCAAACTTTACGTTCTTGGCTTTGCCGAGTGTCTACTTCTCGTGGGGTGCGATCCGCCATTAGTCTCTCCGATTCGCTAATTTTTGCACTTCTTGTGCGTACTTTTCCAAGGGTATACCTAATTTACTAGCCAATGCGACTTGACCAGGGTTTAGATCCACTTGCTTTTTCCGTCCATTTACCAGTGAACGAGTACCGTTCCCCGAAGGAGTGACAGATTGGACGTTTTTCTTGCCACTTGCAAACTTATTAGGCATTTCAGAACGCATGCGCCGATCAATTTCTGAATAATATTCATCGGTTGTAGGGTTATACCCCTCTTCCGCAACTAACGTTTCGTGAATTGCCCTTGCAGCACCTGTCATAACCTTGTCTGGACCAAACCACTTATTTTTTTCTAACCATGACTCTAGCCTTGGGTCACGCTGTGGTTGAGGGGCTTGTTGACGGGGTTGCTGTTGCACCTGTTCTTGTTGAGCAGCATACTCTTGAGCTTGCTGCTGAGAACGTTGTTTCTGTAAACGAAGACGCTCTTTTTCAATAGCAATTTGTGATATTGCCGATTGAGCATCTGCTAATTTTTCATAATCGCCTGCTTCATGTGCTTCTGCTAATGCACGTTTTGCTTGGGCTTCTTGTGTCGTAACTCTTCCTTCATACTCAGACATATATCCCTTGTCTAAAGTTGAAAGACGTTTTTTGTATTCTTCATTTTGAGCTTTAACTTGCTGCGCATATTCAACTGCTGCGGCTGCTTCTTCTTCAGCCTTTTTTCTTAATGCAGTTAAATGTTTGATTCTGCGCTGTGGGTCTTTTTTCTTTTTATTTGGAGATTCATAGTCTCTAAGCTCTTGCTCATCATCAGAATCTTCATCAGAGGATGCCTGCTGCTCTTCAGAAGAATCTTCAATAACCTCTGAATCATCCTCTATTTCTACGGATGTTACTTCTTCAACTTCTTGTTCTTGTGCTTCTGCTTGCATAGCAAAAATGCTCCTCTGTTATCTTATACATACGAAATGTCTTTGGGGTCAAGTATTGTGGCTATAATATTATCGTCATTTATAATACGAACCTCAAGTCCTTCCACTTTAAACCTATTTCCCGCATATCTTCCTATAAGAACCCAATCTTTTTCAGAACACCATGAACCAGTTGGGAACTTTTGGGAGTCTTGGTATGCATCTGGACCTAGTTTTACGACATAAGCTGCTACTGTTGCAAAGGCTTCTCTGTCTCTAACCGCATCAGGGACATAAACACCGCCTTTAGTTTTCTCACTTGGATAATAAGGAATTATTAAAATTCTATATCCAGTTGGCTGTGGAAGCCTCTCTAATACTGAAGATTCCATTTCAGAAGGGTCATTTTCGTTCTTGCTTTTTTCTTTATCTTTTCCAAAAGCAGTCTTTAGAGGCGTAGAAATATTTTCCATGTCTTTTGGTTTTCTTGCCATACTTTCAGGCACATACAGTTTTTCATTCATCTGAGTACTCAATATTTTTCATTGCTGTTTTGATTTCTTCTTCCATGAACGTCAAACCTTTAACCTGTCCAACCGCATACTTGTAATCATCGAATGAACCAATGTTACCTGTGCCTAAAGACACCTGTATGTCATCACGGCGTTGACGTAACTTTTTATAGAGGTATTCGGCTAGATTTAGTGCGTCCATGTGATCTCCATACTAGGACATTATACAATCCATCGGAGAATACAAGTATTTATCCCAGAGTTTTATAAAACACCTCTAAATTTCTGGGGTCTAGCTATTTTGCTAAATCGGCTAACAGATTCTGTGTTAGCTTTTTTTTGTAGTTTTCTTTTTGGAAGCTGTTTTCTTTTTGGGTTTTTCAACCCAAGCTTCATTGATTTCAGTACTTGGGTCATCTGCTATATAATGTCCTTTATCGCTACGAGCACGAACCATTTCTGTAGCTACTTCTGGATTAGCCATCGCTTGTCTTCTAGCCATTTTCTTTTCTTTTTCAACTTGAGCCATTTTAGCCCTTACTGTACTAGTCATTGCCTGACTCCTTTCATTTGTGCGTTAATAGCCGCAATATCCCTTTGTGTTTGAATACGATCTTCTGCGACTCGTGTTTTATCGGCTAAAGCGTCTTGTTGTAGATTTAGCCTTTCTGTAGCCAAACTAGCGTCAGCCATTTCTTTCTCACGCTCTAATTCTTGTTTGGCTTCAAACTCCGTAGATTTACGCTGCATGTCTGTTGCTTTTAACTGTAGTTCCTGTTGCCTAATTGCAACAAGAGGATCTGATCCTTCGCTCACAGGCTCAACTGTTTGAGTAAATTCTTCCGTAAGATCAGCGATAATCATTGCAGCTTGACGTTCAATTGCAGGCTGTAGCATCTGCATAGCTTCTGGATTTTGCTGAACCTCTGGCCCCGCTTGCTCCATGACCATTTGCTGTGCTTGTTGTTCTGCCAACATACCAATATGTTCTTGAATATGTCCTTGGAGCGTTGCCATAGCTTGTGGGTTCATTTGAACTACAGGCGTAGACATAATTGCTAAATGCGTTTCCATATGCGCTTTATGATCTTGCTGTGGAAATGCTTGTGGCATACCGCCAGTAATAGAGATTTTATTCTCCATAGCTGCATTCATTGGCTGTGGCTGTGGAGGCATTGGTAAAATAGCATCAATGTTATTTACGCCAAGAGCCTCATACATCTTACGATAAGCTTGATACAATCCTTGTGGCCCACCGTGAATCTGTGGATTAGATTGAACTAATTGTAACTGTGTTTGTGCAAGCGCAATACGCTGTGCCATAGAAAAGATGTTAGGATCACTAACAGGTAAAACATCAACCCTTGCATCAAAATCCTGTGCAAATATCTCAGGACCAACCTCTTTTGATGGCATGTATGGATACATCTGAATGGTCTGAGAGAACACCTTAGATAGCAGTTTAAACTCAATTTTTTGCGAATAATGCATGCGTTTATGGATCGCAGACATGACTTTTGTACCACGTTCCATAATAGCCATTGTTGTTCCAACAGGCGTTTCACCGCCCATTTCGGCTATTTTCATGTCTGCCATAGCCGCAAAACGCCGCCCTGCGTCCACGAGAGTGCCTAAAAGGTTATACAATGTACCTGAAGGCTCTTTAAATGGCAAAGGCATCAAAGAAGAGCGTATATCAGAGCCTGCAACGTCTATATCTCTGAACTCTCCAGGTTGTAGGGGGTTGTCTTCATCTCGAATCCTTGCCCCACGAGCCTTAAATCCCGCAGGCAAGTTAGAAAGCGTACCCGCATCAATTAATTGGCGTAAAATGGAAGTAGAAGCCTGTGCCAAGCCACCAATCATGTGCGTAAGGCCAAGACCATAGAATCCTAACCCTGGAAGGAACTTATAATGCACAAAATAGTCCTTGCGCCGCATCATTTGGTCTGTTTCTTCGTAATTTCTACGAATTGACAGAACCTGACCTGTATCTTCTAAAATTGTAACGATATATGGAAGCTTCAAGCCACTAGGAGCACCGTCATTACCCATGTCTTCAAAGCCTGGGATGTCTAAATCGGTGTGAACCTCGTATAACGTTAGCTCAACAGACGCATTACTAGGGTGAACACCCTGTATTTCGTTAATTGTCTCCTGAACCTCTGACATTTCTTCGCCACTTGAACCATTTTCAGGCAAATCAACGTCACTATAAAATCCTGCTAACTGAAGCTTCCTTACTTCGTTAGAATCCATCTTAATTACATGCGTAATTCTAGGACATGTAGCTAAATCTGTAGCTCCATAAGGTACAACCAAGTCTTCAGCATGCACAAACTGACTTACGGCACGACCCCTTAAAGGATCAAAGTAAACTTTTTTAAAGGTGGAACCCACAATCGGGAGATAAAACAACATCTGATCCATTTCTGGATCATATTCTTCCATCTCATAGGTAATCATGTAGTTCATGTAATCTTTTACACGTTCAGCTTGCTTTACAAGCTGCTCATCCTGTCCTCCAACAACTTGCGCTCTAACAGGGCCAGTGGCAGGCAACATCTCACGGTATGCCTGTGCTTGAAATTGTGTAACACTTTCAGCCAAAAGGGGATGAACAACGCCAGAGGAACCTTCAAAAGGCTCAACTCTTTCTTCATTCTGCATTCCTAAGTAATCTAGACCACGCTTGTATGTATCTTCCCAATCTTGTCTAGATGAGAAATCACTATCAATACTACCAATCAAATCATTTGATATTTGACCAAGATCTCTCTCTTCCATAAATTCTGTTAGATTAGAATCAAAAGCAGCTTCAACCGTTGCTTCC